CGAAAGTTGCCCTGAATCGACAAGGGGCAGTTAAGAAGAAATTGTGTTGGGAGATCATGACTATTGATGGTGTTTACTGTGACAACTTGAATATTGTCCAGTGTTGTGATCTTGTTGGAATGAAAGCGAAGGCTTTCTTCCAGGCACAAGAGGCTGTGGTTGCTAACATTAACGCAATGAACGAAAAGTTCGTTCTGTGTGATTGCGGATGTAAGCGAGCTAAGCCAATTTGTGACGCAGCTAAGGAAATGATGCCTGCTCTTGAGAAGGTTGAGGAACCAGAGTCCGAATCTGATTCCGAGACCGTCGAGGAGGAGAACTATGTTGAGAATGAGTTTCTTGATGAGGAGTTTCAGAAGGAGCGTGCCCGCATGGCTGCTGCTGACCAGATTGAATTCGATCGCATTGCGAAAGAGGTTGAACTGGAGGATGAAGCTGCTCTTGATAGCCATTCTGGAGTAATGGGTTTCGTCGCTAATACCGCGATGAGCGTGCTCCGGACTCGTTTCCGTAAGTTGAATCCATGGAGGGTGAATGAATATGTTGACTCCAATCTTCTTGAAGTTTACCGCAACCTGGAATGCCCCAAGTGGGTCAACTTGTTTATGTGGATGCCTGATTCTGTTTTCGACCATCGTTACTGCCAAGATTTTCTTCAGAGAATTTATAAGGAAGACATTCGGAATGCTTCCTACTGGAGTCTCGCAAAGAAAACGCTTGTTCCTGGTGCATTCCTTGGAATGCTTGGACATGCGTTATCTTGGTGTTTGCCTAAGTCCTTGTTCGTCCCAGCTAACCTGTTGCTGGGAGCCGTCATTGCCAATGGAGTCTCGTACTCTTCTGCTGTATATGCACAGGAGGGACGTGAGATGATCATTGAGAAATTGATGAAAGAACGAGCTGCTATGCCATTGATTATTAAAGACAACCGGAATCGATTCGGAAAGCTTGTGGTTGGATCTGCTACTGTACTTGCGAGTGCATTGATTGCAGTGAAGATTTACAAAGCATTTCGAGTTTTGAATCCTATTGAAAGTGATAGTCTGTTGCACCCTGAGGATGCTAAGGATATTGAGAATCGTAAGCGTCTCCCTAATGATTGGGTAGACACTCACGTGAAGAATCCGGACGCAGAGGATCCAGGTACTGCGACGCTTGAGCAATTGACTGAAGTGGCGGCGGCTAACAGTTATACGATTGAGTATGTAGGAGAAACAACTTCGCGAACATTCGGTACAGTGTTACACAATGGTGCGTTGTTAGTTCCCCGTCATGCGCTTGTGGAAACTGGAGCTACTGAGATTCGTATGATTCGAAAAGCAAAGGTTCCATGGAGTGTGACGATTGGATTGGACAAGGTAAATGTTAAGATGATAGAAGGAAAGGATCTCGCCGTTATATACAGTGCGAAGATTCAAGGACGGAATTTGTTGAAACATTTGCGTGATAAAGAAGGTGACACTAGTTACTTCTTTTCTATGAGTACTACGGGTAGATATGTGTATCGTGATGGTGATCGAACACACATAGATGAAACCCGGATGTCTTATAGTCCACGTATCCTTACAACTCGAGGAGGAACATTTCCTGGGTGGCAATATCGTTTGCGAGAGCCTTCCTTTCAAGGAGCTTGTGGTGCTGCTTTGCTTGTTATGAGCGGGCGCCGAGCTGTCTTTGGAGGAATTCATCTTGGTGGACGAGGCAACACAGGAGGTGGTGGTTCTTTTACAGCTGAGGATTTTGACGAAGCCCGAAAACACTTTGAGCACTTACCCGATCTGGCGGATGCAGGGAAGTATCAAGAAGTGATTGAGGGAGAGAAACATGCTGATTTAGGTGCAGAAATACCCAAAACTCACCCGATTAATTTCGTGGCGATGGATGGGCCCGTAGAAGTTCTTGGCACCGCAACTGGAGAGTGCACAGCATATTCCTCTGTGAAACCCACTATGATTTCGCATTCCGTCGCCCGTGTGACGGGAATTCCGAATGAGTGGGGAGCACCAAAGTTGAATCCATGGTACAATGCCTACCATCTAGACTTGACAAAACGAGGATCCCAACCCAAGGGATTCAAAGTGAGTGAACTGCAGGCGGCAGTGTTGGACTTTACAACTAATTTTGTTTACGAGTTCAATAAGGCTTCTCCCTCGGTGAAGGAGTCTCTCATTCGCTTACCTCTGAGCAAATATGAAACATTATTCGGCGTGGATGGTGTTTCCTTCATTGATAGGATGAAGTTTGCAACTGCCATCGGATGGCCATTCAGAGGTCCTAAGAGCAAGTTCTGTGAATTGGATGAAAATGGTGAAATCATTGATTTTAAACCATGGGTGTGGGATGCTGTCTTTAAGGCGAAAGAAGCATTACTTGCCGGGTTTAGAATCAATGCCACTTACAAGGCGCAAATCAAGGATGAGATCACTAAATTGTATAAGGACGATGGGTCTGAAAACGATAAGGTGAGAATCTTTACTTGTGCTCCTATTGTGCTTCAACTTTTGCTACGAATGTATTTTCTTCCGGTGGCAGCTCTATTATCAACTTTCCCGTTGGTGTCTGAGTGTGCTGTTGGAATTAATGCTTCAGGGCCGGACTTTGACGAGCTTATTCGTCATTTAGCCCCCAGCAAAGATACGAAGCTCATTGCCGGAGATTTCTCTAAGTTTGACATTGGAATCTCTGCTGATGCAATGGGAGCTGCTTTCCAGGTTATGGCGAACCTGGCAGAGCGCTGTCTTGATTACAGCAAGGAGGATCTTCGTATGATGTCCATGTTGGCAAATGAAGTGATGAACCCAGTGGTTGCGTACCATGGGGCATTGCTGCAGTTATCCGGTTCTAATCCTTCGGGACAGAACATGACTGTTTATGTCAACAGCCTTGTGAACAGCTTGTATCATCGATGCGTATACAGACGTATATGCGGCGCATCAAACCGACGCTTCAGTGACGTGTACCGCCTGACGACGTACGGTGATGATAGCTTGGGTGCCCCAATGCCCGAGATTCAAGATAAGATGACCTTTAATACCATTAAGGCCGCTTTTGAAGAAGTTGATATCAAGTACACACCGGCAGACAAATCGGAGAATGCACCCGATTTTGTTTCTCTTGAAGAGGTGGACTTCCTCAAGCGCAAACCAGTTTTCAATGAAGAGTTGAAGATGTGGAT